TGACGTCGGCAAAACCCACCTCAGAAAATCTAATGTGTTCATCTCGTACCTATCTGTTTACATGTTAACGGAACGCAGTCGGGGCGAACCCCGACCGCAAGGGATAGGTACTCTTAGTCGTCGAAGTCTAAGTCATCTAAGGCCGCGTCGATGTCATTGTAATCATCAACTGACTTAGTTTCGACCTTCGGCTCTGGCGCTGGCGCTGGCTCGTCGACTTGAACCTGTGCTTTGGGTTCAGCCACGACTTCTTTCTCGGCTTCTTGTAGCTTTGGAGACTTCTTTATCGGCGCTGGCGCTTCTGACTGACGTTCGGCGTTTGATGTTGTGCCACCAGCCACTCCCGTTATCTCTTCGATTGTGTCTTTCTCGTTCGCCTCTACTGCGTCTACCTCTGCCATCTCTTCAGCTGTCACGAAGCGCTCAGCTTTAAACTTGAGTGCGAAGTTTGCATCAGTATCAAAACCAATACGGGTGACGACGTGTTGTGGTGAAACACCACGTTTAGCCAATACTTTACCGTACTCGTTCAAAAACTTGAGAGACCCTGCTGGAACACGTAGCAACATTGGATCGTTGAGCTGGTCAACAGCGGCAACTGCAAGTCTCATGCTATCGCCACAGGCTTTGCGTTTCTGACCGTTATGTGTAGAAGAACCCCAGATATTCTGTGGGCAAGCCGCACAAGATTTACACTGTGGGTTCTCTGCATCAGCCGCAGGACGAAGGCCGTCGTTGCTGTAGCAATCGGGAGCGCTACTATCGCCCTCTGTGTATGCCGTCGCGTAGTATACTTTAGAGCGGTTTGGATTTACCGCCACAATTACGCACTCCAATGACGGCACGGGATCACCGTGTTCGTTCGTCACAAGTTCTTTCTCACCACCGCGAGTGATGTGAAAGTTTTTACCCTTGAGTGATATGACAGGAAAGCCACCTTCACCCGACGCGTTAGCGAATACGTTTGCTACTTTGACTGCACCCTGTAAGTGGGCGGGCAGTTTTGAATTTAAATTTACCAATTCGTTCATGGTTTGCTCCTATTTACGTCTAAAGTTTACGACTTGCGTCGCTGATGTGTTTACACCGGGCACGTTGTCCCCGTTGATTTCTTGGTGCTGCTGGTGCGCAGTCTTATTTACGCGGTTCTCAACAAGTTCCCACGCGTCGTTTTCTTTGACGTAGCCCCAGAATGCGTCTGGATCAGCAACCGTCGCCGTCGAGCGTGTTGACATGTAAGCAGTTCCAACGTCGCGAGCAGACACGCTGTCGATGTCCCGTTCGTTCATGCGACGCAGAAATTCGACTTCGATCTTGTCCTGCTTTAGCTTGTCGCCGCTATCATCTTGTGAGTACGCCGCTTTACGTTGCGCCCTGCGGTCACGCAGTCCCACAAATACTTTTATTAGATGGCCGTCAGCCAGTTCGCATATTTTCGCCATTATCTTTCTCCTTTTTGGCAGTTAACCATTGGTCAATGTCAGATTCATCCCAACGCAAGACCTTCTGCGAGACCCTTATTGGCTGGGGGAAACTGTTTTCTCTTCGTCGTAACGCAGGGAGTGCTGCTTTCGTGATCCCTAGCTTTTCCGACACTTCTTCGGGTTTTAGTAAGTTCATTGTAGATACCTTTATATGTGTACACCTGTCAACACATTAGTTCATATAGGTGCATTGGTCAAGCGATCAAGAGTTCGCGATGCGCTTTTACTTCATCCAGAAGTGCGCCTTGCATCTTCTGTTTGTTGCGGAGCCGTGCGTAGATGCGCTTTTCCACGGGAGTGCCTTCGAGACAGATGATAAAATTATTCATTTTCTGGCCGGGGCGGTTGATGCGTCCGTTAGCTTGTTCGAACGTCTCGTTGCTAGTTATGCAGCTGTACCAAACGATTGTACTGGCTGCGGTGAGTGTTAACCCGTGGCTCATCGCGGCTGGTTGTGCCACCAGAACCTTGGGGTCTTTGGTTTTTTGGAACGCGGCAAAGATACGGTCGCGTTCGTCTTTCTTTACTCCACCGTGAATAACCTCGACGCTAAAGTCCTTGCTTAACTCCTTGGCTACCATGTTCACTGAGGACACGTATGGTACAAACACAATTACTTTGCCTTGCGCGGAGTGGCAGATAGACCTCGTCTCCTCGACGCGTGGCGTCGCCGGTATAGTAACTTGAGTGCCATCGGGTGCGTAGACTACGCCGCAAGCGATCTGCACCAACTTGCCCATCTTCACTGCCTCGTTGACAGCAGTGATGTCGCCTTCGTCTGCTTGAAGGCGCAGCTTTGTAAGCATCTCTTTGTATGCTTTGCCTTGGTCTTTGGTCAGCGGTACTTGGCGTGTCTCGTACATCAGGGGTGGTAGGTCTAAACACTCGTCGCGAGTGAAGCGCACGGAAGGTTGCATAACTTCGCGCACTGTCTCGGTGGCACCTTTCTTAGCGATCCACTGAAACTGAGATAGCTGTTTCATTACCTGCCCTTTGAACCTGTTAAAGTATGGTGGAACTGCATCAGGTACGACTAGGCGGCATTGCGCCCATGCGTCTGTGGGAGCATTTGGCGTCGGCGTGCCGCTCATTCCCCAACATGCACGGGGTGCTTTGTGCTTATTGACGACGGTGTTGATCTTGCGCCAACGTGTAGTGCTTGCGTTACGGGCGCACTGCGCAATCTCGTCAACGATCACGAGGTCGATGTCGGTACGATCTTTAAGGTGCGGCTCGATGATGCCAACGCCGTCATGGTTAATAATATAAACATCGAAGTCTTCTTTAAGTAACTTGATGCGTTTGTCCTTGGCTCCATGCAGAACTGTATATGTGAGGTGGGGGAAGTGCTGGAATATCTCGTCAGCCCACGTCCGTTCCAAGGTAGACAGCGGCGAGATCACCAATGCTTTGTTCATCTGCCCGATACTGCGTAGGTAGTCGTACGCCCACAGCGACGCCAGCGACTTGCCCGTACCTAGTTCAGACAGGTTAAACGCACGTTTGTTCATCGACAGGAACGCGGCGGCTTCTTTCTGAGCAAAGAATGGTTTGAAGCGACCCGGCCATTGATAGTACGAACGGATCGGAGCAGGAGCATCGTAGCCCATGTTGCGCAGGAGAGTGGTCTCTTCTGTACGATGCGGCACAGCCACGAGAGGCTGACCTTTTACACTGAAACTTTTGGCGCTAGGCACCACGTTCAATATCTTCTCGGGCGACTTACTCTTGAGTATAAGTGCCTTCTTTGTTGGCCATACTAGCATGGTTGGTTTCCTCATCTATCTGTCTGATGCGCTCATCGCAGATGTGTTTAATTTTTTCGTAGTCTAGGCGGCGTTCGCCTTTGTCTCGCAGGACGCGCTTAATGATGTCTGCGTCCCAAGGGTTGAGACCGTACTCAAACCATATGTCCCATGGTTGGATACGTCGTTTAGAGTAGTCGGAGTGACCGACGTTGTATTCACGAGGGTTCATGTCTTCCCTTTAGTATACATGCTGGGTTTTTTACCGCGCCAACCTTTATTGGTCTTTGCGCTTACTACTCTAGTGTTCGCCTTGGTATTGCTACCGCCAGCATCCAACGGCACCTTATGGTCTACATGTTTACCGTCGCCTTTCTTAACACGGCCAGCGGCTACGGCCTGACGCCGAGACTTGTTCGTCGCTGCGCGTTTCTTCTTCACGTCGGCACGGGCGTTATACTTTGCCTTGGTAGCCAACTCTTTCTTTGAGGACTTAGTCATCAGGTTTCCTTTCAAATATATCTAAAAGAGACTTTACTTGCTCAACGTCGTCGACCACATGTGCTAACCCGTTAGCACGTTGTATCTCGTCAATTTCACGTTGTTGGTTTGCGGTGACGTTCTTGATTTTACCCGGTGCCTTCGTCTCGAAAGCCATGAACATACCTTTGTAGCAGACGAGGATGTCAGGACAGCCAACGCGTCCCATACCGTTCGACACTGGCATGTAGTACCAAGCACCTATTGATTGAAGGTATTCTTTGACCTTCTTTTTAACTTTACCTTCTGGGGTCATAGCCATGATTAATCGCGCTCCCGCGCTTTAACGTCTAAATAGTCACCATACATACTTATATACGCTTCTAATCTGTGAAGTAACTCGTTTTCTAACAAGGTGGCACTTGGCTGCTTGAACCCGAAGCGGACTAGCTCGTCGTTGGTTAGCTGCATCGGATCGACTGCTTGCTGATTTGCAATGGTCATTTTTCATCAAAGTCTTTCTACCAGTCGTATAGTCGCTGGCGTTCTACATGTTGTTATTTGCCACAAAACTCGCACAAGGACTGGCCTACTGGGCACCAATTCTTACACAAACCAGATGGTTTAGGGAGCCACTTGTCGTCTTCATAAGCGGCGGCTACGCGGGATAGACGAGGTAGAAACTCGTTCCATATTTCTGGAAGTTGCTCACGCGTGAACATCTCTTTGTCAAACTTTGAGACTTTTAACCAGATGAACCCAGTCACCACTTTATTTACCCACGGGTACATGGCGAAAGCCAGTGCCGCGAATAGTTTAAGTTGATCGTTATCTGGTCGGTGTTTGCCTGTCTTCCAGTCGAGCAAGTACGCAGTGTCAGAGCCAACAACTCCGATGTCTATGATACCTCGTACCCACACATCCTTCGCCATCCATGTAGTCTGACGAAAGTCTTTAGTGAGCGCGACACGTTCTTCAACCACGCGCTTACCTTCGTACGACAGTATCTTTTTAACGTACCGTCCGTACTGCTCCATCTCGGGGGGCAACGGCTTCTTACCATTGGCGAAGTCTTCAAGTGCTTTATGCACCTTGTTGCCCCAAATTGTAGCCTCGGTCTGTTTCTCAACAACTTGCTTTGTGACACGCGTCAGCTGAAATCGCTTCGGGCATGTTTCGAACGCAGTAAGTGCTGAGTAAGACCAAGGTTTCTTTAGTTCCACGGTGGTATTCCTCCTTCAAATATTTCAGTGTCAATAATTTCCCAAAACTCTAGCAGTAGTTCTGCTCTAGTTTCGACGTCTATTCGATCTCCTTTGCGATCATCGCGGTGCTTGTCCAAGAACAACAGGCG